ACTGCGATTGGCTGACAAGTCGTAAGTCACACCATTAATCGTTAATGTCGTTGCACTATTGGCAGGAGTGTAGCCTAAAGCCGTTGCGATGCTCTTATTCTTCCATAAAGCCGTAGCTGATTCGTAGATTAACGCCTCATTGTTTGATGGTGTTTGTGCAGCCACGTCATGCAGCTCATCAAGCTCAAAGCCGTTTTGTATACGAACCTCAATACGCCCTTGATTAACGTGCTGCCTCGTTACAACTCCAATATAAACCAAATGATTCGGAGCGTACTGCTTGGTACTTGTATATTCACCTGCCGTTGTTGCACTTAAATACAACTGCACCCCTTCAGCAAACGCAGATGTGTTTAACCCATCCAAATCACCAAACGCTACTAAATATCCGTTTGAATTATTCGGTATATCTGCTTGTATCAGTCCAAATGTCTGTGCAGATGTCGCATCTCCCGTTGCTAATGCCTTCGCCACAGTTGGTTTATTGCCACTCGCTCCATTTATGTAAACAACCGTTCCTTTTGTAAGTGTCGCACCCGTTACATTCCTTACCTCACGAACAAGAGTACCTGCTTGTCCCGTAATCGGAAACGCCACCAAAGACCCATCACCTGCAATGTATTGTGTTGTGTCTCCCGTTGCCGTTACCGCAAGTGTACCCGAACTCGTTATAGGCGAATTGGCAACACTAAATGCACTCGGCATAGTAAGTCCTACCGATGTGACCGTACCGCTTGGAATAGCAGGAAACGTAGCCAAAGAACCATCACCTCTTAGATATTGTGCAGTCGTTCCTGTTGGGTCATCGAACTTGGCGTTCAAGGCGTTTTGCAAATCAGTCTGATCCGAAAGCGTTCCCGTAATTCCACCCCAAACCGCTGCACCTCCACTTCCTCCACCACTATATGAAACATTTATGTATACAGGCGAAACATCCTGCGTTACATAAACATCCGTTACATTATATGTTACTTTGATTGTCATTAGCTTGTTATTTGGTCTTCAACTATTACAAAACCAGTCATATAAGTATAAACCCCATCAGCCTTAGTCACTTGTAAATCATAGGCATACTCACCAACCGCATAAGTAGCCGTAGTCACCGCACTAAGTGTCACAATCCGCTGATTAGTTGTTGCACCTGCTGCAAATATCGCATTATCCCAAGTCCATTGGGTAACTCCTGCACTATTCTTAGCCATGAGTTTAAAAGTCCATGTACTCACGTTGATAGGTGTTGTTTCGCAGGGTTCTTCATAAAATGACAAGTCCATGCTCCACGTGTCCCCTTTGCGAATTGTTTTTAAATTATGTTCTGACATATTATAATGTTATATATGCTGCCACTACCGAAGTACCATTCAAAGCAGTTCCAAGTGTAATTACTGGCCCTGCGCTGACAGTATAGTTGTAATACCATTTGCCACCATACCCAACCGCTACAAGTTTGTGTGTTGATGTTGACCGTCCCGTAATCGTTCCAGATGCCACAGTATAGGTATCAATCACAGTTAACTCAGTAAATCCTCCCGTTACTTGTAAAGAATAGTTATACTGAGCGAAATTATTGACCGTGGAATCATAAGATACCTCAGTAACGTAACATTGAAACTGATAAACCCGATAATTATTTTGCGGATCAATGATATCAAGATAAGCAGTGTATTTTGTGTCAACAGTGGTAAGCAAATCCTCAAAGAAATCTATCCCGTGTTGAGTAGTGCCGACAATCTTTACAAGTCCTGACCCCGTTATCGTTGATGCTCTCTTGCCAGGTATGAATTGCCTATGTGTATTATTAGTTTTTGGAGCAAGTTCAAGCATATCCCTTGAAATAGTCATAGTTGCGTTTTTCGCACAAGCCAAAGGATAGATTGTACTACCTATGGTGTACGCTATGACTAAACCTTCTGCTTTAACTGGATCTGCCATTATTGATATAAATAATTGTCTGTGTAAGTGTCAAAAGTATAAGCCGTTCCTGGTGTGTTAATCTTCATATCTCCGCCTCCAATTGTCACAGATGAATGACCAGTAATCACAACAGTGAAAGTGTTATTTGTAGCTATTGTCTGCGTTCCTACGGATAAGTCAAAAGTAAATGGCTGATTTGCCACGTAAACAGGATAAGTTATAGTCCGTATTGCAGTACCTGATTTCCGCAATTCAAAGGTAACATTTTTAGGATAAGTACTACACGAAACATTCCCAAAAATACCAACCGTTACGGGTGAAGTAATCGTTGTTAACGCATCATACCTTGCCGTATTGCTTGACTGAATGCTAAATCCTCCCGATGTAACCAATGTCAAAGGAGCAGTAAGTGTTGCAGTTGTATATGTACCCAATGTGAAATCAGCCTCAAATGTCTGCGTAGTAGGTAGGTCTTTAGTTTGATCCCATACCTCAACAAGGGTACCTGACCATGTATTATTTACTAAATCAATCTCACTAATATTCGCAGGGTAGTAAACTTTGTTAACATCATCATCCATAAACCGATATGTATTTTTAAATGACATCATTTCAAACCCGCTGCCAGTATCCCATGATATGCCGTAGAGATTAACATCAATCTTGTTACGATTAAATCGGTTATGCTCCCATTGAGCGGTAGCATTTTGCCTACGGAATCCGTATGATTCCCCCAAGAAACGGTAACGATACCAATCTGCATCGGTTAGCGTTGTCTGGTCAGATTCGAATATTGCACCCTTAAATGATGGTGAAAAATGGTCATCAAGGAATATTTCTTGTTTGTATGAGTTATTAATTGTGAGTGACTTAGTATATAAACTATTCTCACCCTTTATCCTTCTTAAATCCGTTTCTGATTCAAAAGCGGATACTACTTTGAAATCGAAGTTCTTTAAGTATGCGTTATTCGCACTCGCTCCCGATGTAGTCGCTGATAAATAAACAGTCAAAGTACCATCCGCAGGAATGGGTAAGGATTCAACTTGAGCCGTGTTCCACTCTGTTGAGGTTACACCGCTTGTGGATGTAAGATCAACGAGAATCGGAGTACTCCCTCCCAATGATGCAGATGATGCCCAAGTGCCATTTTCATTGAGGGAATAATACGTTAAACCTGATTGTATTACTACAAAACCAACTGCGTTACTAACTTGATGCGTATTTTGAAATCTAAAGTCAACCGTAAAGTTTATGCTTCCACCTTGTTTTACGTTTATACTTTGTGACCTTATCCAATGAAATGTATCACCAACTCCTAAACTTTGTATGGGAAAATAAATATACCTATCAATCAATTGACCCGTCAATGCTACTGCATAGTCCTCTCTCGCTCTTAAAACCCCTGAAGATGGTGGCGTTGTATTTGATATAGAACCAAATCCGTAAGTCCAAGAATTAACACTAAACTCCTTAAATGTCGTTCCAGATGAAGTTAATGTACCTCTTTCGAATGTTTCGTTTATTAATACCTCATCGAATACATTATAGTAGAAATCAACCTCATCGAACTTTGTTGCCCTATTAAGGCTTCTCAGCATTTCAGGCATAATAGGCTGCATTTCCCTTCCTACACCTATTTCGATATCATATCTTGTAAGTATCTCAAATTGATTAACACTTGTGACATTTGCAACCCTCAAGTTATTATTATACGATGTATAAAGTTCTTCAGGTCTAAATAACCACATTTGTCCATCAAAGAAAATAGATTGACCAAATGCAGCACATATCTTCTCTATAACAGTATAGCAATCATCGTATTCAGTCCCTTCTTGTTGGAACGTTTTAGATTCAATATAGCATTGATTAAGCGGATGCCTCCCCGCAGTATCAACCATACTATCGTGAAACAGATTATTAAGAACATAATAATCAGCCGTAACACCAGTCGTAAGAGTTGATAAAGCATTTTCAATGAATTGGAGTGGTGTATATTTACCTACAGGCTCTGCTCCTGCTACGGCAAAAGGAATGTTTTTTAGTAACCCAAACCCCTCGGCTGCACGTACAATAAGGTAATGATTACCATCATCCCATACCTCCTCTATATCATCCTGCAAAATATAGCCATACCATGTGCTATTTGAATAATAACCATTATAATGAACAATAACTTGTATGTCAGTATCATTATTTGCAATGAATGTATCAAGCGTTACACCATTGACATTTGTCATTATCTGTATCTCGCATAGAAACGCTCTGATTGGCTTGAATATATCTTCATCAGTATTATACTCACGAAATACCACAGGTCGCACTCCTGCCTCTAATTGAACCACAGAACCCGTTGCACCTTCAATTCTAAAGTCAACAATGACATCTTTATTGTCAATTGTCTTAAATGCCATTTGATATTTCAGTGCTTTAGCCAACTCTGTTAATTTGTGCGTTTGTTCTATTCAATGATCCTACTAAATCCTGACCTCTTAAAACTACGTTAACCGCTCCACTCATTGCCATTCCTCCACCAGTTACACCTCCGAAATTGGGATTAGCAACCCCTGCCAATGAACCTTGGAATGCAAGTGATGTATTTACACTATTGATTGCGTTTTGTAATCCATTTGCTATACCTGCGAAATCAAAAGCGTTTTTAAATGTGTTGGCTTCGAATTTAAACCCTAATGCAGAACCAACTCCTTTAATTAATTCTTTAAATCCTCCTGAGCCTGTAAATCCTCCAGGGGAGGCTATCATTGCAAGTAGCTTTATAATCCCCGTAGCAATAATCTTTGCCACAATCTGATTTATTGCACTTAAAACGGCTTTAGCGAATGCCTTGAATGCGTTATCGGCACCTGATATAAGGTCTTGAAATAAGTTTGATATTGGACTAAAAAACGTATCTGAAAGCAGCTGCGTTGTAGCCTCTAAATTAGCAGCCTCTTTAAGTTTAGCAAATTCAGCTTGAGCAAGTTTTATATTCTGCAATAAAGCCAAAGGATTAACCGCAGGGAATTGTAAAGGTACTTGGATTACCCCTGCCGTTCTTTCTACTTCCTTTTGTGTTTCTTTAATACGTTTTTTAAGTATCTCAGATGTATCAATATTACCTCTACGCTGAAAATCAACTTCGAGTTGAGCGGTTACCCTTATTGTTCTTTCTTGCCTTAATTTCTCAAGAGCCTTTATCTCTCTTTCTAATTCTGCTTGTCTTTTTTTTGATAGTGCGGTAGCTTCGGATGCTCTTTTAGCAGCTAATTCTGCTGCCTTCTTTTCTTCCTCTTTTCTTTTCTTCTCAGCATCAGTAAGTACTTTTATTGCACCTTCTGTTTCTGATAACTCACCTTGTACACCTTTTAATACACCTTCAAAGAATTGTGTTGCCTTTGCTCCATTCTGTGTTTGTTGAGCAAATGCTTGTAGTCCTGCCGTTCCTGCGTTGAATCCAAGTAAAACACCTTGAAGTTCAGCCGTCAAACCATCAAGGAATGACTGATTAGCCAATTTACTTAATGATGTAAAAGATTTCTCAGCCTCCTTTGCTATTAATCCTTCAAGTGCCTTCCTTTTACCATTTAATTCAATCTCCTTTGCAAATAAGGCTATACGACCCGCAATAACTGAATTAACCTTACCAGATGCAATTTCTTCTTGGCTTAGATTGGATAATAAACCTGGGTATTTTTGATTGAGTTCCTCATAAGCACCATTCCTCTGATTTAGTGTACTATTAGTATTAGTAAGTATGTTAGTGAGGTTATTGAGAGTGTTTATCTCAGCTTGTGCCTCTCCAACAGTCTTACCAATAGAGGTATTTAACTCATTGGTTAAATCCTTTTGGGATTTCTGTAATACAAGTACTTCACTAATAGCAGAAGAAAGACTGCCGTACTTTTGCACTAATGCAGTAACTACGGAAACAACCGCACCAAAGGCAAATGCTGCTCCCGCAGGGCCTACTAACGCAGCACCTAATCCTTTTAATGCACCACCTACCCCACCACTTGTTTTACTTAAAGAAGAAAATTGGTCAACAAGAATTGGTAAGTTATTCTGAATTGCAACAAAACCGAATGGTAAATCCCTGACAACACCTGACAACCCCGTGAGGGTGTTTTGCGCTTTCTGTGCAGCAGGAGCAATGTTTTTTATCTCAGTGGCTGCCTTTGCTGCGCCAGGCACCTGTACACCAACAGACCTTAAATCCTTTAAGGATTGCTCAAGATTTTGTACATATTGATTCGCCTTAATAAGGTCATCACCTAAAGCACTCTTAATGGCTTTACGTGCTGAGTCAAGTTCCTTCTCAACCTCGGTTATAGACTTGGTAAATGAACTTACATCCGCACCAAGCCGAAATATAAAATCTTCATTCATTTAACCAATCTTTTAAATATTTCCCGATAGTCTTCATCGGACATTCCTTTGACCTCATCCCCAGGCAATTCCCACAAGGCTTCTGGTGACTTAGGCGAAGATTTCGGATCACCATGCAGACGAACCATTGTAAACATTAATAGCCTCGTTTGTCGGTAAGCATCAACCTTCTTTTCTTGATGACCTTTGAGCATTAGTGAAAAATGTCGTGGTGACATCTTGTAAAACTCATTAGGCAAAAGCATCATTTCACCGAAGGCGTAGGCTTCAATTTCTTCGAAGGTGAAGTCTTTTTTTTTGCTTCAGGCTCATTCACTTGCTTGATGAACTCGTTCTTTGTCCATATCTCCAAGGCGTTCCTTATCTCAATCATTGCCTCTTCATTACGCAAATTGGATTCAATATAATCAACGAAATCGGAGAAAGTCAGTTCAGGCTCTGCATCTTTTACAATGCAATTATTCCAATAACCTGAGTATAGTATATGTGCTATTCCGATTTCATTGAGTTCATCACCCTTGTGTGTTTTGCCTTCAACAAGTTTTCCATCACCTAAGTAACGAAATGATGCCATGCCGAATTTAATACCAGTCTTAGTGCCGTTTATAGTTATAGTGCAGTAGTTCATATTATGGAGTTACATCAAGAGTTCCTGAAGATTGGATAGTTCCGCTGAAGTTAATAAATTCGGTGGTAGACTGATTCAATGTCAAATCAGTTATGTAACCACTAAACTGATGGTAATAAACTGTACCAACTGAAGACCCAGTGATTGTTGGATTCTGAACCCTTACAGTTACAATAGTTTTGTTAACCATTGCAGCCAAAAGGTCTTCGTAAGATACTTGAGCAATAGTTGGTGCAGCCTCACAGATAGCATCAAAATCAACGGTCATCTGTGGCTCTGAAGGTGAAGTAAGAACTCCGCAATTGGTTTGCTCAACTGTTGCATCCATTGTTGTGTTAACTGAACCAGTACGAAGACATACAAGGTTCTTGTATGAACTTCCACCTGCTACATCTATTTCGATGTTTTGTAATGAACCTAATACTTGTGGCATTTTATTCTATTTTTGATTTACTAAATTACTTAATGTTATTATCTTTCGTGCAACAAAATTATCTCCGTTTTGCAATGGCAAATAATTCGATGAAGTCCTTGCCGTTGGATATACTACAAAATCAGCATCACTAAACCCATCAACCGCAGTATCTGGAATTAATATGTTCAATATTTGTGATGCTATATTATCCACCACTCCGTTATCATATACTCTGTATTGTTCGCTGAAAATGTCAATTACAACATCAACAAAGTTTCCGAAATACTGATTGTTATTATTTGCTGATTCGGTAATTGAGGATATTACAACATAGTTTTTCGGAGTAGTGCGAAATGGTGTCTGCCCATAAACAGGAACATCTTGCCCATTGTAGGAAAGATTACCATTTAAGGCATTGACATAAATTACACGTATGTTATTTGAAGTATCTTTCATTTATACATTTTTAGCACCTCAATAACTCTTGTTTTAAATTTAGGCCAGTAAGCCAAAATACTTGGGCGCATGAATGGTCTTGCAGGAATGTTCACAGGTCTGACTTTTTTTCCTTTGAACTTTGATGCTAAATCTTCCCATTCAGGATATTCAGGAGCCTCATACAATGTACCTGTACCAAATTCATGGTAAGCAGCGTATTTTGTTTGTGCAACAAGCTGATAACTCATAAATTGGTCTTTCTTTAGGCTTATTGATGCCCTCAATCTCCCAGTGTCCACAGGTGCAAGATTCTTTGCACTCCTTGCCATATCCTCACCATGAGCAGCTAATTCCATATCAATTTCAACGGCAGCATCATTAACAAGTGTTTTATACTTTTTAAGTATGTTGTTAATTGCTCTATCTGAAACCTCTATGTTAAATCCTTTAGCCATTAAATTACTACTTGCCTATATTGGTGATAATTCAACCCTTCCCATGAAGGATATTGCGAAACCGATTGCCTTGGATCAGCATTCATCTTCTTGCCTCTGTTCTCGTACATCCATGAAACAAGAGTTAAAATATCATTCCTCAAATCATTTGGGAGTGTTCCATAACCTGCCTGATATGTAACTGTGTACGTACCTGGGATGTACAACCACAATTTACCACCAATCACCTCATAATCATCATTCGCAGTTAAAGCCTCATTGTCATTTATACCCTCCTTCATTGTCACGCTATTAACGCAGACTAAAGGTGAATAAGGCAAATCAATTATCCAAACCTTTGGGTTATTCCCAGTACATTCAACATTGGCTTGTATCAGCTTATTCGCAAATGACCTACCCGTTAATTTCTCAAGATGTTGTCTTGCAGCTGAAATAAGGTTGTCAATTAAAGTATCATCAGATGTGTAGTCAATCCGCATCCAATTCTTTGCATCAGTCCTGCTCACAGGCTCTGCAACGGCATCGGCTTGAATAACTACGCTATTTATGTATACCATTGTTGTACTTTTTCTTTGAACCAAGTGCTAAAGTTGTTGAGTGCTTCTCTCGGATCGTGTTCTCTGCTTCTTGTTTTTGCTTTTCTTGATGCTCCTTGATAGGCTTTTTCTTCATCAAGTTCAGTAATTCGTCTGACCCATTCCTTAACATCGGTTCTGTTTTTAATGTAAATACCTGCCTTACCGCAGTTTTCCTTCAACCCATCCGCCTGAGTACAAATAACTGGAACACCGCTTGACATTGCCTCCGTTGCCGTTCTGCCCCAACTCTCATAATCCGAAGGCATTAGTAATATTCTCGTCTGCTTATAAGCATCAAGTATATTCTGATTATTTTTTACATATACTACATTTGGCAGATTTTCGGTTACTTGCTCATCATATGAACCAAGAACACC